GGTTCTAAGAAGAAAAGAGAAGAAGCATGAAGAAAATTCTCCTCAAGGATTTCATTTTCCAGGGGAGAGTAAAAGATCATGAATTGATCAGAGATGAACTTCTCTCCGAAATTGATAAAACAGAATCAACTACTATAACTAGAGAACCAGGATCTATTGATAGTGTCTCCAGACTTGATTGGGATTGGGCTGGAGACAATGGTAGAGACTGGATTCAATTGTTTGAAAAGCACTTCTATAATTCTATAGAAGAGTTTCTTTCAATGACACCATACAAGTCAATCGAGTTGACTGAAATGTGGTTTCAACAATATGTCAAATGTGATATGCACAATTGGCATACGCATGGTGAACAATATACTGGTGTTTATTATCTGGAGTTTCCTGAAGGAAGTTCTAGAACAGAACTAGTATTTCCATATGATCATAGTCATCACCGAATACCTGTGACAGAAGGAGATATTATATTCTTCCCAGCACATGTTGCACACAGAGGAACAACAAACTTCTCAGATAGAAAGACAATTATTTCATTTAATTTTTCTATCGGAAATGACTATGAAGAGATCTTAGATTTTAGTGTACTGAATGGGGATTGACACCTCCATTTTTTATGCTATGATATGGGGGTAAAGCAACAAACGCCCTGTACTTGTACGGCACTTTCTCTAGGGTTAGTGAATAGTTTGTTGATTTCGATATAGAAAAACATGATTGAAACCAAAGATTTCACGAGTAATATTACCGTGAATTGCGATTATTCGCTGCAAGAATTTTTAAACCTCCCAGAGGTCCCTTGCCAAAGAGATACAGAAGCAAGACTTTCTAAGGCAAGAGGGCATCTCAAACAAGTTAGGTCAGAGCACTGTGTAGTTCATTTGGTTCGTTTAACCAAAGACTGTACTGTCGCTGGAAAACTATACCCAAAAGGTATGGTGTTTAGAGTCGATGGAAATACTAGAGCACTTAATTGGGAAAAAGAAGGATCGGATTATCTTCCAGAAAAACTAATCGCCATCACATACGAGTATGATGATCTCGATCAAATCAAGCAGTCATATGATACATTTGACTCTGCAGAAGCAACAGAAAAAAATCAACAGAAAGTTTTTGGTATTTTGACAGGATTTTATGATTACACTCCTAAGAGTGAAAAACTTTCTAAAGGTCAGATTCTTTCTGGTATGAATAAAGCCTGCCACTTTATGAAACCAACAGAGTGGAATCAGACTAATATCAAAAATCAGGAGCAACTTAGAGATCAACTTTCATTTTGGATGATTAAAGGATGTCTTCAAGCACTCGATGAACTGATGACCAAAAAAGATAAATGGTGTCAACCTTTTATTGCTGCTTGTTTAATGTCTTTGTATTATTATGGTCCTAACAATCAAAAACTCCGCGAAATGTGGAAGTTAATTGAAAGGGGTGCTGGAGATACTTTCTCTGAAGATTGGTGTGGGGTCACTCACATTACAGAGACTTGGAAATCTGGTGGTATGTTTAAGGATACTACAGTCTGCAAAGACACTCGTTGGGATAATATGGATAGGACTGTCTCGTTCATTCTTTATTGGATTGATAAGTATATGAATGATGAAAAAGGAACTAAGGTTGGTCGTGATTGGGATAAGGTTGCAAAGGATTATAAGAATCGAGGAACACTTAATCGACCTCTCAATGTTGCTTTGGGTATAGTCGAATAAAAATGTGGGGGTTGCAACACACCCCTTTTTTATGTTATACTGAAAATATATTATGCAAATCTATGGAAACACAAGTCTGTAAAAAGTGTGGTGTTGAAAAATCAGTCTCTGAATTTGGAAAGAGTGGTAAACGACAATTAGAATCTGGGGAATGGAAACAATATTATAAAACTACTTGTAAGCAGTGTACTAATAAAGGAAGAACACGTATTGATAATGTAGATCCAAAAGTTTGTAATACGTGTGGTGTCTCAAAACCTTTGAGTGAATATGCACAGGAGAAACAACCTGCAGGCATGAGGTATCGTGGTCAGTGTAAGCAATGTAAATATGAGCAACGATTGAAGAGTCGTGCAGAAAATCCAGAGATTGTTACAAGAGAGAGGGAACGTAATCGTTGGCGTTATAATAATGTAGAGAGTGTTCGTGAACGTGCTAGAGAAGTTGCTAAAAAATCATATGAAAAAAATAAAGAACGTTGGAATGCAGAGCAACGTGAACGTTATGCAAATGATCCTGTCTATCGAGAAAAACTGAAACAGGAGAAAAGAGATCTTTGGAAAAATGATCTAGAGTATAGAGAACGTTGTAAAAAACGAAACAGATTATATTGTGAGCAACACAAAGAAGAATTAAAAGAAAAGAATAAGGCATACTATGAGGAAAATAAGGAAAAGATTTCTGAATATTCTAAACAGTATAGGGCAGAAAATCCTGAACACTGCAAAAAACTCAGGAAAGCACAGTATGAAAAACATCAAGAGAAACTTGTCGAAGATCAAAGAAAAATTAGAGACGAACGTAGACAATATCTAAGAGAATATCTTGGTGGTAAATGTGTTAGGTGCGGTGCAACTGAGAATTTAGAATTTGATCATATTATTCCTGCAAATAAGTCTTATACCATAGCATCTAACATTACATGTTTTTCGTTAGAAGAACTTATTTTGGAAGTAGATAAGTGTCAACTTCTCTGTCGTCCTTGTCACATTCAAAAGGGTAGAGAGAATGGAGATTTTGTGGGTCCGAAAGGATTGCCAGAAGAAGTAAAGCAAAGAAGAATTAAAAGATGATGTAGAGTTTTCCACACCCACCTTTTTGCATTCTGTGCTATAAATATATGTGATTGCCTTCGGGGATCACAAAATCAAATCTCGCTTACTAAGGAGAAGTACAAATGGACTTAATGAAATATAACGCCGCCAACGTAAATCAGTTGTTTGAGCGTATAAATAAGAACAGCATTGGTATGGACGAATACTTTGATCGTCTGTTTAAACTACACGAAACAACGACAAACTATCCACCCTACAATCTAGTTACGGTCAGCAACGTAGAATCGAGACTAGAACTTGCCCTTGCTGGATTTAAAAAAGCACAAGTAAATGTCTACACACAAGACGGAAAACTCTTTGTCGAAGGACAACGAGAAGACGGAGAAACTGGCACCGATTATGTCCACAGAGGAGTGGCTCAGAGATCTTTCACCAGAGCTTGGACACTCTCAGATGAAACGGAAGTTAGATCAGTTACTTTTGAGGATGGGTTATTAACCATCGTTCTGGGTAAAATTGTCCCAGAAGCACATAAAAAGAAAGTCTGGTTCTGATTTCCTAACTAATCATTGAAAAAATCCCCATCAATATCTAAATAATTGTTGATGGGGAATTATACTCATGGCACTTCTCGCAACTGTAACTATTCTTCTTGCTTCCTTTGTTGGGGCAGCAATGATGACACAATCTGGTGACGAATAAATAAAGTATCGTCGCCGCAGACGGAGAGGTAACTGGCACAATCCAGTTGACACCTCTCCTTTTTATTGGTAGAATGATTTGGAGTAATTTAGGATTATGACTGTAAAACTTGCTGTATTAAAATCTGGTGAAGAAGTCATCACTGATGTAAAGGAAATGCATCATGGTGAAGGTGAGAACACCAAAGTGGTTGGATATTTTTTCAGGAAACCATGCGTAGTTCGCATGAAGGATCTTGATATTCCTGAGAACAAACCACAAGTAACATTTGATATTTCACTTCAACCTTGGGTGCCTCTAGGAAAAGGACCAATCTACCCTGTTGCAATGGATTGGATTGTGACCTTTGTTGACCCAATCGATAAGTTGGCAGATGCTTATCAAACACAAATTTTAGATGAAGAGGATGAGAAGTATGGAGAAATCAGTAGTCAAGATTTTGGTTTTAACGGACCAGACACTGTTGATTAGTCAGATTGAGGAGGTTGGTGCTGACATTGGAGAACCTGACTGCAAACTGACAGAACCATTTGTTGTCAAAGAAGATGGCACACTACATCCTTGGTTGATTGAAATCACAAACGATAATCAATTTATGATGTCGTCAGATAAAATTCTGACGTTGGTAGACCCAAAACCTACCCTATTGGAAAAGTATCAAGAACTAATTAAATGAATTTCTATACCAATGTCCAAATGATCGGGAACAAGTTTCTGTTCCGTGGTTATGAGGATGGTAAGTCCGTGATGTACAAAGAAGAGTTTTCACCAACTCTCTTTGTACCTTCCAAAAGTAAGACTAAGTATAAAACTTTGGAAGGAGATTTTGTAGAACCTATCAAACCTGGTGGTGTTCGTGATTGTAGAGATTTTTACAAAAAGTATGAAGATGTTCAGGGATTTACCATTTATGGTAATGACCGATATATCTGTCAATATATTTCCGACAAGTATCCAGAGGAAGAACTGAAGTTTGATATCAGCAAGATCAAACTAGTCACTCTGGATATTGAGGTTTCTTCCGAGTATGGATTTCCAGATCCACTTTCTTGCTCGGAAGAAATTTTGTGTATTACGGTTCAGGACTATTCTACTAAGCAGATTTTGACCTGGGGTGTCAAACCATTTGAAGTCAAGCAGGATAATGTAAAGTATTTTCACTGCAGCACAGAACGAGGAGTTTTGCAGACCTTCTTGGATTGGTGGGATGCAAATCCTCCTGAGGTTATCACTGGATGGAATGTTCAGTTGTATGATATTCCATACATCTGTGGACGATTAGATCGTGTCCTGGGTGAGAAGCAGATGAAACGTTTCTCACCTTGGGGTCTTGTAACTCGTAATGAGTTGAAGATTATGGGACGTGATCAAATCTCTTATGATGTTGGTGGTATTTCTCAACTTGACTATCTTGATCTCTATAAGAAGTTTACTTATAAGGCACAGGAATCTTATCGTCTAGATCATATTGCAAATGTCGAACTTGGACAGAAGAAACTCGATCACTCTGAATTCGACACATTTAAAGATTTCTATACTGGAAACTGGCAAAAGTTTGTAGAATACAATATAATTGACGTTGAACTTGTTGACCGACTGGAAAGCAAGATGAAACTTATCGAACTTGCAATCACTATGGCATATGAAGCCAAGGTGAATTATAATGATGTGTTTTATCAAGTACGCACTTGGGATGCTATCATTTACAATTATCTTAAGAGAAGGAATATTGTTATTCCTCCAAAAGTCGGTGGCAGTAAAAACGAAAAGTATGCAGGTGCTTATGTCAAGGAACCGATTCCTGGAAAGTATGATTGGGTGGTCAGCTTTGACCTTAATAGTCTGTACCCTCATCTTATTATGCAATATAATATCTCACCAGAAACCCTCTTGGAAGAGAAACACCCCACGGTTAATGTCGATCGAATACTTAATGAGGAGATAACATTTGAACTATATAAAGATAACGCGGTCTGTGCGAATGGTGCGATGTACCGCAAAGACGTTCGTGGGTTCTTGCCAGAACTCATGGAGAAGATGTATGGAGACCGTGTAATCTTTAAGAAAAAGATGCTTAAGGCAAAGCAGGAATATGAAAAGACTCCAACTAAAGCACTTGAAAAAGAGATTGCCAGGTGCAACAACATTCAAATGGCTAAGAAGATCTCTCTTAATAGTGCTTATGGTGCTATCGGCAATCAGTATTTCCGATATTACAAGCTCGCAAACGCAGAGGCCATTACTCTATCGGGACAAGTAAGTATCCGATGGATTGAGAATAAGATGAACGAATACCTAAATAATCTCTTGTCAACTCAAGATGAGGATTATGTTATCGCATCTGACACTGACTCAATCTATCTTAATATGGGACCTCTTGTTGATAAATTTTTTGCTGCTAAGTCTGGCAACAAAGAACGGATTGTGGACATACTTAATAAGATCTGCGAGGAAAAACTGGAACCATACATCGATTCTTGTTACCAGAAACTTGCGAACTATGTCTCGGCGTATGACCAGAAAATGCAAATGAAACGTGAGAATATTGCGGATCGTGGCATTTGGACTGCTAAGAAACGTTATATTCTCAACGTCTGGGATAGTGAGGGTGTTCGTTATGAAGAACCCAAACTCAAGATTATGGGTATTGAAGCAGTTAAGTCATCGACTCCAGCACCTTGTCGTAAAATGATTAAGGATGGTCTTAAGTTGATGATGAGTGGCACTGAAGAAGATGTCATTGACTTTATTGATAAGTCACGTATTCAATTTAAATCTTTACCACCAGAAGAAATTGCTTTCCCTAGATCAGTATCTGATGTTGAGAAGTATAAATCCCACTCTGACATTTATTCAAAAGGGACACCAATTCACGTAAGAGGTTCTCTTCTTTTCAACCACCATATCAAAAAGAATAAACTTGATCATAAGTATTCTTTGATCAATAATGGTGAGAAGATCAAGTTTTTATATCTAAAAAAACCAAACTTAATTCATGAGAATGTGATCTCTTTCATTCAAGATTTTCCACATGAACTCGGAATTGACAAATACATAGACTATGACCTACAATTTGAAAAGGCATTCTTAGAACCTTTGAAGACTGTTCTTGATTCTATTGGATGGTCTATTGAAAAGACTGTAAACCTGGAGCTATTTTTCGTATGAATGATCAGTACACAATTAATGATGGGGAATCTAAACAAGACAAATGGAATCGAGGACTGGATTTGTTTGTAGAGTCTGTTCTTAAACCAGA